CATCAGGTTTAGACCTGTGTGTATTTGACTTTGCTGTCAATGCAGGTCCAGGCAGAGCAGCGAAGTATTTACAATCTTGTGTTGGTGCCTTGCCAATAGATGGCGGTATAGGTCCTATGACGTTAGCAAAAGTCAATGAATATGTTGAGAAGTTTAACGTGGAATATGCTGTAGAAAACTACCAAAAGAATAGACAGAAATACTACGAAGAATTATCCACATTTGAAACATTTGGTAGAGGCTGGACAAGACGTGTGGATGAAACAACAGAAACGGCAAAAAAATTAATTTAAGGCTTGACTTTTCTTCTATACTGTGTTATAATATGCAGTATAGATTAAAGAAAAGGATTATATAATGTTTAATCACATTACACCAACACAGGAAATGCCACCTTTAAAGGCAAAAAATGTATCAGGTAAAAGATTTTACGAACACCTGGAAACCAAAGAAGTATATCCCTCAATAACGAGTGTACTATCTATTAGACAGAAACAAGGTTTAATGGAGTGGCGTAAGAAAGTTGGCGAACAAGTTGCTAATCATGTAATGATAACTGCTGCCAACAGAGGCACAGCGGTACATAATATGGCAGAGGATTATCTTAATAACTTAAATATAGACGCTAACGAAAAGTATCAAAAACAATTTCTACCAAGAATGATGTTTCAAGTGCTAAAACCTGAACTTCAAAAGATAAATAATATTAGACTACAAGAAGCACAAATGTACTCAACAGACTACACCGTGGCAGGTCGTTGCGATTGTATTGCTGAGTATGAAGGCGTTTTATCAATCATAGATTTTAAAACATCTAAAGGAGAGAAGAAGGAAGACTGGATAGAGAACTACTTTATTCAAGGTAGTGCTTATGCAGAAATGTATAATGAACACTTTGGCGAACCTATAGAACAGGTTGTAATATTAGTTGTAACGGAAGAAGGTACAACACAAGTATTTAAGAAGAACAAAGCAGATTATCTTCCTCAGTTGAAGGACGCTATAACAGACTTTTACAAATGGGTAGAAAAAAATGAAAATAATTAAAGATTTAAGATTATTGATAGGTCTTCTAACATTTATAGTGATTGTTTCAATATGGACAGACACCAAAGCAGATCCATACTATGACCCGGCACAATTAGTTCTTCGTCAAGTACCAATTTATTGTGGAGAAACAGGTCAAATGTTTGAAACATCTTTAAATTTGTTTATGGAAGTACCAATTGCTGGTGCTGATGTACGAACATCAGCTACACCAGAAAGTGAAGTATTAGGTATTATAACAATTTCTTATAATTTTATACGGAACTCTGGCACTATATTAATGACGGTCCCGGAGACCGGTGAGACATGCGTTTTGGCATACGGTCAAAACTGGCAATTTTTCCCAGATTATCCACAACAAACACAAGGAAACAATGAAACAAAATAAGGAGAAAATATGATAGAAGTAATTGAAGTAATGATACCAGTTTTTATTCTGGTACTATGTGCATATGGTATTGGATACTTATCAGGTTCAGAAGCCACAAGAGAAATTTATAATCCAGTTGTAAGGAAAAATAATGAAACAAAGTGAAGAATTTTACCGTCTATTGGAAGAAATGAAACGAGTACACAATATCAAACGGCATGATTATGCTAGTAAAGAGGACATCTTTCAAAACTTTAGAACAAGTGAATTAGGTGGCATACCGGCATGGCAAAGTGTTGCGATAAGAATTGGTGATAAGTTTAGTAGGTTAATGTCTTTTGTTAAACAAGGCGAACTCAAAGTACAAGACGAAACAATTGGTGATACATTGATTGACATGGCTAACTATGCATTGATATGTCATATATTATTCTATGAACAAAGACACAAAACGAGAAATGCTGATGCTGATGAATTAACAGAGCGTCTATTGGAGAAAAACAGAAATGACACCTAAACAATTCGCTCTTGTTATAGAAAAACGAGCCTCTACAAAAAAGATATCACACATGGATGCTGTACTGAACTATTGTGAAGAAAAACAAATAGAACCAGACCAAGTTACCCATTTGATAAACAGAAACCTGAAAGAAAAGATAAAGTCTAATGCACAGGACTTACATTTTCTTCCAAAAACGGCAACATTGCCAGGAGTATAATTATGGAACCAGCGACAATAACACTAATAATATTTGGTACACTATGGATTGTAGGCGTATTAAGTAACTAACTATGAAAGAGGGATATGAGGCATACAAGAAATACCTTGCTATTAAGTTACATTTTACTAAAGATGAATTTGATTTTTTCAGGTACGGGGGAACTACTAAGGCGAAATATGAAACCTTCACACAGAGAAATGATAGATATTTTTTTGTCAAGGCAGCCAGAAAATACGGTGACGAAATTATTGATTATTTTGTCAGTAACTATATAAGCAATAAGACACCATACATTAAAGATATGAATGAGGATTCTTATCTACAATGGCGTAAGAGAATAGATGGTTTAACATATTACTTTAAGATTGATATGGAAAAACTGTTGAAGAAAACTGAGGGCAACTTTGATAAGTTATTTAAGTGTTATAGAAGACAACACCCACCTATACTAAAAATGTATATGGCAAAAAAGATAACACTTGAAACAATGTGCATATTGGAAACTCTATTGAACTATAGTAAAACACTAGATAAGAATATAGAAGAAACATATGTATGGCCTACAGTAAAACAAAAGATTTTAAAGTATAAACCTTTTGTGCAATTTAACAAAGACAGAATGAAACTTGAATTGAGAAAAATGTTATGAGAGTAAATTTTACATTAAAAGAACGTGATTATATAATAAGTGAGGATTTTCCTTGGTATCTAGGCATACACACAAGCGACCCTAAACACATTACAACGATACAGTTACCCAACACCAAAGAGGTGCCTATGTTGACACATCAGATATATAATCGTGGTGAGGAAACATCTACCATGGCACCTAGTATATTAGAACAATTAAAAGAGGTGACAAACTATAAAAAAATTTTAAGAGTAAAATTAAATCTACTCTTACAACAAGAACGAAAAACAATTCATCCGCCACATGTAGATTGGGATATACCACATAAAGTATTTTTACATTATATCGTTGGTGATGGCTGTACAATATTATACAAACAAAAGTGGCAAGGATTTCCAACAACAGACTTGACAAAAGATATGGAGATACACCCTATAGAGAATACTGGTATATTCTTTGACGGAGAAACTTTTCATACAAGTACAAGTCCTATAAAAGAACCAAGACGAATAGTATTAAACGTAGATTATGAGTGATATAAGAGTTGAATTTAGCAATACAGAGATAGTCAGTTTTACTGCTTGTCCTATTTTTCATTCAGGAACAAACTTTAGATTAACTGATGATGAACTACACATACTTACAAATGAGACTGGTGGCACACGGTTAAGCGATGGTCCTGCACGTCAGGACGTAGAGATAAGTGAAAATCATACTGTATTGAACACGCCGGGACTTGAAAGAGTACAACGTTTTATGTTACAGACAGGACAACATTTTGTAAAGAATACACTAGAAATTGATAATGAGTTTTATTTAACACAAACATGGTTTACACGAAATGATAAGGATAGCACACATCATCCTCACACCCACCCAAACAGTATATTAGCCATGGTTTATTATCCTCAATGTGAAAGTGGTGACATAGTGTTATCTGTAGAAAAGAATAATATGTTTCCGCATTTTGATTTTAATTGGAAAATAAACAGATATAATAATTTCAATGCCAAATCATGGACATTTAAAGTACAAACCGGTGATGTCATCATGTTTCCAGGATATGTAACACATCTAACAACACCAAATGAAAGTGACACACCACGTTATGCTTTAGGTGCAAACTTCTTTACGAGAGGCACATTTGGTACATATGAGAACACAGATTTATTGGAGTTAAAATGAGTAATTTGTTTGTATTAGGTAATGGTGAAAGCCGTAAGAAAATACCTATTGATATGTTAAAGTATTCTGGTAAAGTATGGGGTTGTAATGCAATCTATAGAGAACATACACTAGACGGCTTGATTGCTGTTGACCCTATGTTAGAACATGAAATATATCGTAGTGGTTATGCACATGAAAATCCTACTTACTTTAGAAGTTGGGATACAATGCCTGTTGAACATTACGACATGATGATAGAAGCACAAACAAGTAACATGAAAAGTCCTGAGATAAGAGAATGGAAATATAATCCAGACGGACACTATTTAAGTTTTGTTATACATGGTCAATCTACCGTCAATAAAGATAGAGACAGTACAAGATGGAAAGGTGATGGCTTTGAAAACGTTTATGTATCTTGGTTATACGGCAAAGATAAAATAGAACTATTACGAGACGTAATGAACGATTACTATGCTGGTGGCTGGGAAGGTGAACCTACAGGCCCGGAAGACCCAGGCTGGTCATCTGGCGCCACAGCGATGTACATTGCTTGTAAAAAAGAAAAACCAGAGACTTGTTATCTATTAGGTATGGACATGTACAGCACATCAGACTTCATCAATAATCTATACAAGAACTCTTATGGTTATTTACAAGACAAAGAAAGTGCCGTCACACCACAGAATTGGGTTATACAAATGGGGCGTGTTATGGTAAGATTTAAAGATATACAGTTTATTAAAGTGAATCCTGAAGGTAATAGTCAGGTTTCCCAAAGAATGCCTCAATGGGATAGTCTTCCTAATGTATCATATATGCATTTAGAAGAATTTCAAAAAAACTTTAATTTAAGGCTTGACTTATAGCGCATTATGTGTTATAATATAGATATAATAGCAAAAAGAACTAATTACTCTTTTTGACTAGTGCAAGGAAGAGAGTTTCACCAGAGGCTCGAACTTGACTTCTCAGGGGTGGTACCCAGGTCAGTTGTGGAAAACACAAAGGGCAATATCTCAAATACCAAGAGGGAGAAGGTTTAGCTTATTTAGGATGGAATCCGGTTAAGTTATTGTGGGTAATTCCATAGTCCCACCTAGTTACTATTATAAATAGGAGTGTACGATTAAACAGTACAATACAAATACAACGAATACAAGGAGAAAATATGTCATTCGCAAATCTAAAACGAAGTCGTGGTAACTTCGACAAACTAACCAAAGAGTTAGAAAAAGTACAAGCACCAACTCAGCAAAACAATTCATCAGGAGACGATAGATTCTGGAAACCAGAACTAGATAAGTCCGGTAACGGCTATGCTGTTATACGTTTTTTGCCTGCTGTAGAAGGTGAAGAACTGCCATGGGCAAGAGTATGGTCACATGCTTTTCAGGGACCAGGTGGTTGGTACATTGAAAACTCTTTAACAACTTTAGGACAAAAAGATCCAGTTAGTGAAGAAAATACTAAATTATGGAACACAGGCTCAGACGCTGACAAAGAGATAGCTAGAAAACGTAAGAGAAAGTTATCTTACTTCACTAATATTCTTGTAGTGAGTGACCCTAAGCATCCTGAACATGAAGGTAAGGTATTTCTATACAAGTTTGGTAAGAAAATTTTTGATAAACTTACTGAAGCAATGAAACCTGAATTTGAAGACGAGAAAGCAATCAACCCATTTGACTTTTGGGAAGGTGCTAACTTCAAGTTAAAAATTAGAAAAGTAGATGGTTATTGGAACTATGACAAATCTGAATTTGAAACAATCTCTAAACTAAAAGAGAATGATGAAGATATAGAGGCGATATGGAAAATGCAAAAACCATTAGTAGAGTTTTCAGCACCAAGTAATTTCAAATCTTATGATGAACTAAAAGCGAAATTTGAAAAAACTGTATATGGTACTGGAAAAACTGAGACAGCAGACCAAATTGATATCCCACCTGTAAGTGCTGCTGTTGAGGAAGTAAGTGAACAAGTAAAAGAAACTGTGCCGTCAGCGCCAATTGCTACTCCCCCTAGTAATGATGACGAAGACGATACAATGAACTACTTTAGCAAGTTAGTTAACGATTAAACTAATCTCTCCTGCTAGACACTTACAAATGAGGGCGCTCTCGTAGCGCCCTTATATATACTATTATGATTGACAAATACATAGCACATGATTTATTCCCAACACCGGTCTATCAAAATAATATACCGGTCACATTACTGAATGAGTTAAAACAAGAAGAATATAGGGAAATTATACCAGATAGAAATGGGTACTATACCAAGAACGTTTACATACTGGACAAATACACAGAATTAAAAAAAACAATAGAACAACATATACATTGTTATGTGACTAAACACATGATGATAAAAGATATCTACACATGGCCCATACTCAACAGTTGGGTCAATAGACATGTTAAGGGTGACTTCGCTCATAAACATTTTCATTGTCATTCATTGATAAGTGGCATATACTATCTCAAAGCACCAACAGACGGTGGCATGCCCATGTTTCACAAGCCAGATGGCTGGAGTAATTTACTAGGCACTATATTTAATTTTGAACTAAGTGGCGACAACGGTGTAAATAAACTTATCTATAAAATAAATGTCAAAGATGGTGACTTGATATTGTTTCCGTCACATCTATTTCATAGTGTAGAAGAAAGTAAAACAGACGAAGAAAGATATTCACTTGCATTTAATGTGTGGGTAGGAGGACAATTTGGTAGTAGTGATATAGGTCAATTGTCTGTATAAATAGTCCATTACTATGGATTTATTTTTTACAATTTTAGTTGATTTTGGATTGCCAGTTGCAGCTGCAATGGTGATGGGGGTATTCATATACATTATTTTAAAGTATATACTATCCGGTGTTGTAGGTCAAGTACAAACAATTACTATGTTAATCTCCGCTTTAGACAACAGAATTAAAACAATGAACCACGATATGGTA